GATGGGTCTATCACTAAGTTAGATGTGCTGAATATTAAGAAAGTTCATCTAACACGAACCATTCAAGGAATATTTTTTGATATGGAAGTGTTCCAAGGAAAAGTTAGTGTCCCAACGAAAGTTGGTGATTGTGGTGCTCCACTGATTGCACTCACAGGTTATGGTCCTGTCATTGTTGGTTTTCATGCCATTTATGACGAGCCAAGTACAATTTATGCGGCAAAATTCTCTTATGAGGATTTCAGGCATTTTTCATGTGAGATGCAGGTTCAAGTAGGAAAAATTCCAGTAGGTGATATTGAGGTTTACAAAGCTCCAAAATCATATATTGATTTTCATGATAGTGGTAACCTCATGTATCATGGGGAATTGAAAGTGTTTCGTACTCGTCCACATCATAACGTGGTTAGTTCAGAATTAGCACATCAAATTTATGGCCAAACCCTTAGGGGCGTTCTTTTAGAAGAACGCTTGTACGGTCCTGTTATGGATTCTTGGAGAGCTCAACAGGTAGGCCTAAAGGAATTTTTACAACCTGTTAAGCACATGGATGAAGATCTCCTAGTTGAAATTGCTGACGTATGGGTTAATCATATCTTGAGCCATCTTCCTACTAGTGAATTGGAGCTTATCAGTCCTTGTTGTCTTGATGCAGCTGTTAATGGTGTTCCAGGAATGGCCTATGTTGACTCTATAAAACGAAGTACTAGTATGGGTTTTCCATATTATAAGACCAAGAAAGCTTTTTTAGATGAATTAAATGATGATCAATGGCCTGATGGAGTTAAGTTCACTGCGGAGGTTGAACAAAAGATTGCTGAATGGATGGACTTGCTACGTGAAGGTATTCGGTTACATGCTGTCTTTGGTGCAAATCTTAAAGATGAAGCTGTTTCAATGAAAAAGCTTTTAGCTTGCAAAACTAGAATATTTTTTAGCTGTCCAGCCGAATTGCTTGTCATTGTTAGAATGTTTTACCTTGGTTTTGCTAGGATTGTGCAGCGAAATCGCGAGCTCTTTTGGGTTGCGATTGGGCTTAACACAACATCTCCAGAATGGGATGCATTGTTCCATATCCTTTCTAAATTTGGAATTGATACCACCATCGCTGGTGATCACGTTTTTTATGATAAGAAAGTCAAGATGTTAGTGATGTATTATGTCATGGAAGCTATTAACAGGATATGCGTTGCTTCTGGTAAATACACTGAGGAAATGAATTTGATGATGGAAGTGTTAAAATATGAACTCATGAACCCTTCAGTTGATTTCTTTGGAATGCTGATCACACTTCTTGGTGG